TAGCAGAAGTTCCTGTTATAAGGCTGTCTCATTTAAGCGACACTCAACGTAAGGCGTATGTACTTGCTGATAACAGGCTTGCGCTAAACGCAGGGTGGGATAACGACTTACTTAAGCTAGAGTTGATCGAGCTAAAAGCAGAGGACGTTGACCTCGAGATGCTTGGGTTCTCCGTAGAGGAGTTAGACGGTCTTTTAAATGCGCTCGAGCCAACGGAGGGATTGACGGACGAGGATGCTGTCCCTGAGCCTCCAGAGGAACCTATTACAAAGCCCGGAGACATCTGGATACTAGGCAAGCACCGATTGATGTGCGGCGATAGTACGAGCATCGATCATTTAGAAAAGCTGTGCAATGGTCGGCAAGTTGATATGTGGTTAACAGATCCACCTTATAACGTGGCATACGAAGGCAAAACAAAGGATGCTTTGACGATTAAAAACGACAGCATGTCAGACGATACTTTTCGTCAGTTCTTGCGCGACGCATATACCGCAGCTGACGCGGTGATGAAAGCTGGCGCTGTTTTTTACATTTGGCACGCTGACTCTGAGGGATACAACTTTCGAGGTGCGGCGCAGGACGCAGGTTGGAAGGTGCGACAGTGCTTGATTTGGAAAAAATCAACGATGGTAATGGGGAGGCAGGATTACCACTGGAAGCACGAGCCTTGTTTGTACGGATGGAAAGAAGGTGCTGGACACCTTTGGTCGGCAGATAGAAAGCAAACGACTATCTTAGAATTTGATAAGCCTAGTCGAAACGGCGAGCATCCAACAATGAAGCCTGTCGCGTTGTTTGAATACCAAATGCTTAACAACACCAAAGGCGGCGACATTGTTTTAGATAGCTTCGGAGGTTCGGGCACTACTTTAGTAGCAGCAGAAAAGAATGGTCGAGTTGCATATCTGATGGAACTAGACCCAAAATACTGCGATGTCATCGTCAAGCGATGGGAAGAATTCACCGGCAAGAAGGCAGAATTAGTTAGTGAACACTAACATTCGGAGTTAAAAATATGCAGGGCGTGTTGCATGAACCAACGGATGAGAACAGAAAGCTAGTTAGAGGGCTAGCCGCGGTTGGCGTTCGTCACGAGGATATTGCCGCCAAGATAGAGTTAAGCGCGGATACGCTTGTCAAGTATTACAAGAAGGAGCTTGATGACGGTCGCGTGGATGCTAATGCCGCGGTAGCGAAAAGCCTTTATCAACAAGCTATGTCGGGAAACACCACGGCGATGATCTTTTGGTTAAAGACAAGGGCTAAATGGCATGAGAGCGTTAAGCACGAGATAACAGGCGAGAATGGTCAACCAGTTGCAATGCAGATCTCATGGGCGCAACCAGAATAATCATTCCTTATGCGCCAAGGCCTCAACAGCTAAGGATTCATGACGCGTTAGGAGAGAAGCGTTTTGCTGTTGTAGTAGCTCATAGAAGATTAGGAAAGTCAGTCTCCGCGGTTAATCACCTTATACGCGAGGCAATACAAAACAACCGCGAGGCTCCACGATATGCTTACATCGGTCCTACCTATTCTCAGACCAAACGAGTTATCTGGGATTACCTCCTCAAATTTACCCAACCACTTAACGCCACTGCGAATATTGCGGAGCTACGGGTTGATTTCTGGGGCAGACGCATCCAACTTGCGGGGTCTGATAACCCAGACTCTCTTAGAGGGCAGTATTTTGACGGCGTTGTATTCGACGAATTCGGCGACCAGAACCCTAAAATTTGGTCGGAAGTGGTTCGTCCGGCCTTATCGGACAGAATGGGATGGGCGTTATTTCTCGGAACCCCAAAGGGAAACAACCACTTCAAGAGCCTAAGAGACCATGCAGAGCAGCATAACGATTGGGCCTTACTTGAGTTCCGAGCATCCGAAACTGGTCTTATCCCTCAAACTGAACTCGATGCAGCCAAGTCCGAGATGGGAGATGACAAGTACCTGCAAGAGTTTGAGTGTTCCTTTGACTCAGCGATCGAGGGAAGTTACTACGGACAACTTCTCAATGAGCTACCGTCTGAGCGATTCCACGACATCCCTGTAGATGGTTTAGCTAAGACTTACTGCGCCTGGGATCTAGGGATAGGCGACTCCACTGCAATTTGGGTTTGTCAGAGAGTTGGCCTCGAGACGCGACTCATTGACTTTGTAGAGAACCACGGTCAGGGACTCGATTGGTATGTGAACTGGCTGAGAACAAATCACTACGAACTAGCCGAGCAGTTACTGCCTCACGATGTGCAGGTAAGGGAGTTGGGATCAGGGCGATCGAGGCTAGAACTCTTACAAGAAGCGGGGCTAAACATCACGATTGTGCCGAGAATGGGTGTTGACGACGGGATACAAGCCGTGAGAAGGCTGATACCCTTTTGTTGGTTCGACTCCAAGACTAAGCGCGGAGTGGACGCACTACGCAATTATCGGAGACAATACGACGATAAGCGTCAAGTCTATTGGGATAAGCCCTTGCACGATTGGGCATCTCATGCGAGCGACGCATTTCGGTATCTTGCGGTTGGTATGTCAGAGCAAACAAGTTGGTCTAAGCCGCTGAAACCTAACGTATCTTGGGTGGTCTAAATGGATGACGGACGATTAAAGGCGATTCTCCAAGGTGAGATTGATAACGCGATAGGTTTCTTGGAGACCGAGACGGTCGAGCAGCGTAAGAACGCGCTTACTGCCTACATGCGTGATCCCTATGGTAATGAAGTAGAGGGTCGCAGCCAGATCGTAACCGGCGAGGTTGCAGAAGCTATTGACGGGATGCTTCCGCCTCTCATGCGTTTGTTTACATCTGCCGATCAAATTGGTGTATTCGAGCCTGTAGGCCCAGGCGATGAGCCTATGGCCATGCAAGCCACTGAATATTGCAACTGGGTGCTGATGAAGCAAAACCCAGGTATTTCGATCATGCACGACTGGTTTAAGGACGCGATCCTTCAGAAGGTCGGTGTTATCAAAGCCTACTGGGACGACTCGATAAGCGTCACAAAGGAACAGTACGCGAACCTGACAGACGATGAGCTAGCCATGCTTATGTCTGACGGGACAATGGAGATTGCAGCGCAGGAGACGATTGAGCAAGACATGGACGGTCAAGTCATGCGTGTTCATAACGTCGCACTCATGCGTAAGACAAAGGCAGGAAGAATCAAGGTTGAGAACGTGCCTCCCGAAGAGTTCTTGATTTCCAAAGCAGGAAAGACTGTTCGAGATACACCCTTTGTCGCGCACAGGAAACTCATCACAAGGTCGGATCTTGTCTCAATGGGATTTGATCCTGAGATCGTGATGAACCTTCCGGTCTACAACGATCTTGAGTTTAGTGCTGAGTACATAGCTCGATACAACCGAGACGAGCAGCCTTACATGGAGCCAAGTCTCGATAAGTCCATGCAGACGGTTGAAGTGTTTGAGTGCTACCTAAAGACTGACTACGACGGGGATGGGATTGCAGAACTAAGACGGGTGCATTTTTCGGGGAACGAAATCCTAAGCAACGAGGAAACCGACTATGTGCCGTTTTACACCATCTGTCCTATTCCGATTCCTCACAGGTTTTTTGGGGATTGTCCTGCTGATCGTACAGTTGATCTCCAGCTTATCAAAACGACTGTAACAAGGCAGATGCTTGATAACCTGTACCTGCAAAACAATACCCGTATGGGTGCTGTTGAAGGTCAGGTCAACCTCGATGATCTCTTGAGCGTTACACCTGGCGGTGTGGTGAGGATGAAGAATCCTGCCGCGCTGGTTCCGATTACGACACCTCCTGTCGGTCAGCAAGCCTTCCCTCTTTTAGAGTACCTCGATCAGGTTCAGGCTAAACGCACAGGCGTTACAGAAGCCTCTCAAGGTCTTGACCCTAACATCCTGCAGAACGTCACTGCCGCAGCCATAGCAGCCCTTACGCAAGCCTCACAAGGCAAGATAGAACTCATCGCTAGGATCTTTGCAGAAACAGGCGTAAAAGACTTATTTAAAGGGTTATTACATCTTTTATGCAAATATCAGGACAAAGCAGTTTTGATTCGGATGCGTGGGCAGTACGTCCAGTACGACCCAAGAGAGTGGTCGAACCAGTACGATGTGTCAGTGAATGTCGGACTTGGTACGGGGAGCATGGAGCAAAAGATGGCAATGCTCTCAATGGTTCTGTCCAAGCAAGAGCAGATCATTCAAGCGTACGGCCCGAACAATCCTTTAGTGAGTGTCTCGCAGTACAGATCAGTATTAGGAAAGTTGATTGAGGCAGCAGGGTTCCCTGATTCGGCAGAGTTCTTCAAGCCTGTAGGCCCAGAGGTCGATGCTGCACTTGCACAACCTCAGCAACAACAAGGCCCAGATCCTGCTATTCAAATGATGATGGCGCAGGCCCAAGCAGACATCGAGATTAAGCGTCAGAAAGCTATGGCCGATATTCAGCTTGCTAGAGAAAAGGCTTTGGCCGAGCTAGAACTCAAGCGCATGGAGTTCGAGGCAGAAGCGCAGATGAAGGCAATGAAGGTTGGCGCGGGTATTACTGGCAACGTCGAGATACCAGGGTAAATCATGGCATTCAATCAAGATGTTTACAATTTTGTCTTAAAAAATATCAATGACCCAAAGACTATTAAAGATTCAATGGGCTACTTCGGGGTTGATATAAATCAACTTGCGGATGCTATCGGCTACCCAGTAAGCAATCTTGTTCAGTATTTTCAAAACGCAGGGCTCGTTGCCCCTGGAATGGAGCAGCCTGCAAACGAACAACCTGCAGGCGAGCAGTCTCAGGGTGGACAAGACTCAGGAGGTCAAGTTGAACAACCTGTTTACCAACCTCCTCCGGTATACACGGCAACAGATGGCACTCCGTTCAGTAGCGAGTCCGATAGAAACAACTATCAAACAGCAATAAACGCGCAGCAAAAGCTACGCACAGACGCGCAAGCCATAGGCATCAACTTGCCTTCATCGTGGTTTGTAATGACACCTCAACAGCAGTTTGACTGGTACGTTTCTAACAAGTTTGGAAGCGACAAACTAAAGGCTTTGGGCGTAACTGATGCAAATCTGCTGAAGGCTGTAGATGACGCAATCAAGCCATTGACTGTAACGGATGTCGTTAATACGATATCACAGCCAGTCAATCAGGGCGCAAACAATCAGACAGTAAATCAGACCGTAAAC